CCGTTGTTGAGATTGATAAACGGACAGCGGAAGCATGGCTAAAGGCAGGTGTAGCAGAGGAAGATAAGGCACTGGACGGGCCTGAGGAGGTGAAGGCCAGTGGTCAAAAAGCTGGAAAGAGTACAACCACCAAGCGAGGAGCCGGTAAGTCTAGAAGAGGTAAAAAAGCATCTGAACGTTGATTATATCCATGATGATAACTTGATAATGAGCTATATTGTAGCGGCAAGAGAATATGCAGAGGAATACACTAGGCGGTCATTTGTGACGCAAGTATGGAAAGCATATGGATATGACATCCAGGCCCTTCCTAGACCGCCTGTGCAAGAAATTCTACTTGTTGCAGATGGATGCATCACATACCGAGCTGGGTATGGTAGTGCTCAGGATGTGCCAGGCCCCATTAAAGAGGCTATCAAAGCCATAGTTTCTGACCTATATGATGGTCAGAGTTTTGGCCCTGGCCATGAGCTGGCGCATAGGCTACTGGCCACGTATAGGGTGATGCGTATATGAAAATTAATCCACGAGAGTTCAGGCATGAAGTGGAGATATTAGGCGAACAAAGAGAGCCTGATGGAGCTGGTGGTTGGATTAAAAAGCCAGATGCGGTTATTGGGATAATTAGAGCCAAAGTAAGACCACTGGTCTCAAATGAAAAATATCAAGCTCAGCAGGTTAAGAGTACCATAACGCATGAATTTGTTATGCGTTATCAGCCAGACCTTACGGCCAAAAATAAACTGAGATTCAATGGTAGGGTATTTGAACTTGTAGGTCCGCCAGTAAACGTAGATGAGAAGAACCGCTACACTCTCTGCACCTGCGCAGAGGTGATTAAATGAGACTGACATTTGGAGTTCAGGGCGTAGATAAAGTAATAGCTGAGATTAAGAAGTTAAGCCTCGAAAAGCGTGCTCAAATAAGAGCAGCTGTTAATGAGACTGCTGTCAACATCCAGCGAAACGCAAAGAGAGCCTGTCCAGTAGATACTGGCCGGCTTCGGTCGTCTATTCGGATGGAATTCTATTCTAATGGGTTGGCGGCGGAAGTCTTTACCAACGTAAAGTATGCTCCGTATGTGGAGTTTGGTACTGGGATGAGAGGTGCTGCATCGAAAAAACCACCAGGAATGCCGAGTGTAGACTATACCCTTTCATGGCCGGGCATGCCTGCCAGGCCATTCTTGTTTCCGGCAGCGGAGCAAGAAAGGCGAAAGTTTGAGGAGCGCATCAAAAAGATATTGGGTTCATCTATTGGCAGTGTTGGTCAGGCAGTTACAGGAGGCATTGTTGATACTGAGGGGGATGAATAATGGCTGGGTCTGCATTATTCGCTGTTCAAAAAGCGATTTACAGGCAATTAACTTCAAATCAGGAGCTTATGGCAATTGTGACGGGCATATTTGACCAGGTTCCACAAGACCAGCCTTTCCCCTATGTAACAATTGGGGAGTTCACCTCGGTGCCATTTCGTACACATTCACGTTTTGGCGAAGAAATCACGGTCACGATGCACATTTGGAGCCAAGCAGAAGGTTATATGGAATCAGCCACTATCCTCGACCAGCTCAATAAGTCGCTTGCGGATGTTGCGGTGGCAGTTGAGGGATTCGGGGAAGTCGGCTTTTTTTATGAGTTTTCGCAGGCTCTACGAGAACCAGATGGCGTTACAAGGCACATGCCTGTCAGATACAGGCTGAAAATTTTACATCAAGGAGGAGATTAATATGTCTCAAGGACTACAAGGGTTTAGAGGTAAGTTATACCTTAAAAAGGGTGAGGCTGGCAGTTATGCCAAAATTGCTGAGCTGCAGGATGTAACGTTGCGGATCACTGCTGATCAGATCGAGGCATCCAGCCATGACACTGAGGGCTGGAAAGACTATCTACCTGGCCTGAAGGAATGGACCGCATCTGCTAGTTTTGTTTTTGTTAGCGATGATGTGGCCCAGGAGGATCTGTATGATGTTCTTGTGGGGCATCAGGTTGTTACTTTGAAACTTGAAAGNGACACCAATCCAGGTGCTGTGCAGTATGAGGGNAATGCTGTTGTAACGAGCTATGAGCACAGTCTGCCGAACAGTGATATTCAGGCGCTGTCGGTAGAGTTTCAAGGGGCTGGCCCTTTAACCAGGGGCACGGTTTCTGAGGAATAAGAGGGGGCTTTGCTCCCTCTTTTTCTGTATTAGATGGCTAAATAAATTGGAGGTGTAAAACATGCGAGGAGAAGTGCAGATCATTTTAGATAAACCAAGGTTGATTAGATTCAATCTTTATGCGTTGGCATTGGCTGAGAAGGAGTTAGGCATCCCGGTTACAGAGATGATGAATACCAAGCTGCCATTGAATACTATTTTAGTGCTGCTTTGGTGCGCTCTGAAATCTGAAGATGAAAGCCTTACTCTCGAACAGGTTGGAAAAATGGTGACTGCGGATAAAATTGCCGAAACCATTGCTGCTGTGCAACAAGCTTTGGTTGAATCTTTTGGTGAGGTGGATCAGGGAAACGTCCAGGAGGCTCAGGGGGAGAAAGTAAACCCTGGGACTGGCAAGAAGCGCAAGAAATAGCATATGGCCTGCTAGGTCTCAAGCCAGTAGAATTTTGGGATTTAACTATGAATGAATTCAATCTTATGGTTAGAGGTTATAACCTGCGAGAAGAAAAAACCATGGAAAAACTGGCTTTGTTGGCGTGTTGGGTAGCTAATCCTCATCTGGGCAGAAATGACAGATATACGGTAGATAAGCTTCTCGGTCGTGGTATGTATGCGCCTAAGGAACAAAAAGATATGAAATTCCAAGAGACTTGGAAGATGATAGAAGAGCAAAGAGCGAAAAAAAGAAAGGAGGCGGCGAGAAATGGAAATAGGGAAGATGCTAGTCAAGATCGGAGCTGACATATCTGATTTAGAGAAAAAACTTAAAGAAGCTGAGGATGCCGTCTCTTCTTTTGAAAAAGTAGGCGAAACGCTTACTAAAAATATAACCGCTCCACTTATGGCGATTGGAGCAGTTGCTTACAAAGCTTTTTTGGATGTCGATGAGGGTCTGGATACTGTTTTAATCAGTTCCGGAGCAGTAGGCAAGGAACTGGAAAGCCTCCAGCAAAGCGTTAAGAATATAGCAAGAATTGTGCCGAGCTCTTTCGGAGAAATTGGTGCTGTAGTGGGACAGTTAAATACTCGGTTTGGAGTAATGGATAAGACCCTTGAAAGGTTATCGACTCAAATACTCTATACTGCGCAAATGCTGGGAGAAAACGCAGAGCAGGCGGCTATAAGCTTTACAAAAACCATTAATAAGTTCAACGTGGATATAAGTCATGCAACCCAGCTCATGGATGAGTTCTTTGTGATTGGCCAAAGAACAGGCATCGGGTTTACCAGGCTTAATGACCTTCTTGTTGCATATGGGGCTTCTTTGCGAGTGATGGGTTTCGATCTGCGTCAGTCTGCTCATCTATTGGGCGAATTTGAGAGGGCTGGCGTTAACATTGAGGCTACTTTATCTGCGCTAAGAATAGCCATGCGCCAATTCGTAAATGCAGGTTTAGAGCCAGCGGAGGCACTTCAAAAAACCATCAATAGCATTAAGAATGCTAAAGATGAGACAAAAGCGCTTGAAATAGGCGTGCGGGTATTTGGGCGGTCTGCAACCGATATGATTGATGCGATTAAATCGGGCAGGCTAGACATCGATAAACTCACCGAAGCAATGGGAAACGCAAAAGGGGCGATTGAGAGAACGTTCAAGGATACAGCGGATCTGCCTGAAACTTTTCGCATGGCCTTAAATGAGCTTTGGATTGCTTTAGAGCCATTAGGGAACGACTTGAACCGTCTGGCTCAAGATGTAATGCCAAAACTAACAAGTGCCGTATCCAAATTAGTAGATGTGTTCATGAAGTTGCCTCGTCCTATTAGAAATGCGATTGAAGTCTTAGCTATATTAGCTGCTACTATTGGGCCTTTACTGCTTTTATTTGCTAAGCTAAAAAAAGCTATAGAAATCTTAAATCTTACATTTGCTGGTTTCAATATTATGTCGACAATCACCCAGATAGGCACGTTCACAGGTAAGGTATTGTTGGCAATAGCTGCAGCAACCATGCTAACTTCAACAGTACGTGGATTAGTTGATGCATTTAAATCATTAGGTAGAGAGTTTTCCTGGGCGTCATTCACAAGCGGGTTTAAAAAAGGGTGGAATTTACAAATCGAAACAATAAAAGAAAGCATCAACGATTTGTTGAGTATTTTCGATGAAAAACCAACATCTTATGGAGTTTCTGGCTCTTGGGGTTCATCTGTTCCTAGTGGTACTGGGGCAAGTCTATCTGCTAGTGATTGGGCTGCATTGAGTGGAGGCGGTGCAGCAGGTGCAGCAGGAGCTGCGCAAAAATCGTTTATGGAACAGTTAAATATAGCGTGGCAGCATTTATGGGAAATACCTTATGCACGTGGACAAATCAACACAGAAGCTCAGAGATTGAACCAACTAAGATATGCTCAAAAAACACTGATTGAAAAGTTCGGGAAAGAGCTTTATGCAAATTATGAAGGTGTGCGGAAACTAGCTGAAATTAATAACATGATATATGATCTGCAGAGAAAAATCATTGATGAGCAGTTAGCACCCTTGCTGTATTCGGAGGATATAGAAAAGAATGCAGAGCAGATCATAGAAATAGCAAAAAGCTTGGGTGCATATGTAAAAACTCCAGACACATACGAAAGCCAGCAGGATTTTATGCGGGATGTTTATACTCAGGTTTATTCGCTAATTGAAGAGACTGCTAAAAAGGATTTAGATACCCTCAAGGAGTATCAAATGCTAACTCATGCAAGCATTAATCGGCATCGCATGGTGTTAGCTGAAATCGCTAAAACGCCTGAGCTTCAGAAACGACTACGTGAGTTTTTAGATGAATTTGAATCTGCTCTATTCATTCAGGATATTTGGAAGGATCTTAACGAATTCAATCGATTGCTCCAGGCGGGTGCATTTAGGTCAGCTGTAGAAGCTTATGAGCAGTTAGAAGAGCGAGTAAAATGGACCGGTATAATGCAATACTTGGGGCGGCAGGATTTCAAAGACATTAGAGAAGCTAAACAGTTCAAGGAAAGAGTTGAAGCTTACCAGAAACTGGCGCTACAAGTATATGTTGAAAGTCTTATCGAAAGATTTGAAGCCATTAGCTTAGAATATATGAGATTCGCTCAACAAAGTGGTAAAGATTTTTCCATGTATACTCATCAAAAGCATTGGATCTGGCCTTTTGAAGAGTTGCATTTTGACCAACTNATCAAACTAGCGGATGCAACGGAGAAAATATGGAATTGGGATATGCAGAAAACCTTTAGCGAAATGTTTTTAGTCAGCTTCCTTCCTAAAGAACTACAGACACGAGAAGCGGTTCAAGATTTTATAGCTAGAGAAGGCCGAGATAAATGGATAGAAGTAGTTTTGGGCGCCGGTGCAAAAGCGAATGAAGTGATACAAGAAATAAACCAAAAATTTCAAGAGATATTCCCCGAAGATGAATTAATGAATGTGGCAAATGAATATGGAGAGTTAACCGTTGAATATTTGCAGGCACGATTAGATTGGTTAACGTATCTTGAAAAAACCTTAAGAGGCACAATCCCTGAAGAGCTCATGGGCACGCTAGAAGAGCTGACACGTTATAGAGAAGCTAATCAACGGGATTTAGGTGTTGCGATTCAAAGAGAAGTCACTGCCATGGCTGACAGGTTAACGTCAGTAAGCAGAGCCGCAGGGCTGGACCCAGACACGAAAAAGATAGCACAGACATTACGAGTTGAGTTTGAACAGTATTTATCAAGGATTCCAGTAGACATTGCAAATCAAATATTGAGGTTCATAGATAGTCTAGAAGAAAGTGCAGATGTATTAGAGCAAGCACAAAAAATCCAGGATACCATTAGAGAAGCAAGAAAAGCACATGCTGGCAATGTAAAAGCATATAGAGAGTATTTGCAGAAACAAATTGAGTTTTGGGATAAAGTCCAAAATCTTTCAGAAGAGCAAATGATTCTGCTTGGCCTATGGAAGCAAGAACTTGAATCGATTAAAGATGTCCGAGGTGGTTTAATAGGCAGGTTGCTTGGGGGTGGCTTTGCAACCGAAGAAGAGCGAGGCTGGTATGAAAAAGGTCTAGATGTCGCAACAGGCGAGAGACTGAGGGATGATTTAAGCGCATGGAGTAATCTGTGGAACCGAATTAGTGCAGTATGGCTGGACTTCTACAACACGACTCTAATTCTCAAGCCTGTCATGGATGCGAACATAGAAACCTTCTCTATTTTGGCCAATCGTGT